GTTGGTTTTCCTACACCGCCAGATGAACTAGAAGATACAGATAGTTTTGTTATTGAATCAGCAACAGATAAATTAATTGACAACTATAAGATTGACCCGTCAGTTTTTTACCTACAAGACATAATCGTACACGAAAGGGATTAGTATGTTGATGAACAAGGTTAAGTGTTGTATGTGTGATGTAACATTCTTGGAGTATGAAGATGAACCAATGTTTAGTTGTATAGAGTGTGGCAAGGAAGAGTATCTAATGGACTTAGGAGAAGTGGAAGTATGAGTTACGAATATCATTGGGTAGTTGTATATGATGAAGATTGGGGAGCTTTTATGGTTGATGTGGAAACAACAATAATGAATATGGCAGAACACCCTGGTCTTGTTTATAATAAAACTACTGGACGTTGGGAAGATGAACTAGAAGAGGGTTCAGAACTAGAGGCTGAATACAATAGGCTAGAAGAAATCCTGGCGTACCAACTAACAAGACTTGACATTCCAAAGAAAACAGGATAGGATACGCATATGAAAACATATGAAGGCGTTACAGTAGAATACACACAGACAATACCTACCTCAAAACAAATGCCAGAGTTTTATGTATGGCAGGAGGGCTATGAGTCTTATGCAACTATTACATACGAGGACCGTGTGGTTGAAGTAGAGCGTGGTGGTGAGATGCACTTGACAATACCAAACTTAGTCAATGGTGAACTGACAGATGAGTATGGTGTTATAGTTAGATACTCTGATGACTTAGAGGCAGCAGGTATCAACGATGATATCCAGTTGATGCAGTTTATTAAAACTATTAGTAATAGTGGATTTGAAGTGTATCGTATGAATCCTTGGTGGGAAGTGTTTGCACACAATGAAGATATGGGAGAAGTTTACGATACATTCTATGATGCCGTAGATGCTGGCATTGATCACATTCTAGATGATAGGAACTGGTAATGGATAAAGAGATTAACAAGTTTATTAAACATACCATAGTGAATCTGGAGGGTGCCTTGATGAAAGATGATGATAAGTTAACCTTAGCAGTCTTATATAACTTAGCAGATACAATAGATAGTTATATAGAGGCTCTAGAACTATTAGCAGTATTTGATAAGGTAGGAGGTAGTGATGTTACCAGAAGCAATTGAGATTATGAAGAAGCACGTCTATGCAGTTAATGATGAACTTGTAGCAGTGGTCCAGGATTCTACTGGACAGCCAGCCACGATTGAATCTATCCTGGAGTACATTAAGGAACACGTCCTTGAAGTATTCTCCACACCAGATAACTTAAACTTAACAGATGAATACGGAAACGACCTTGCCAAGTGGTAAAGTGTCAGACCTCTATGATAGGATTGAACAATGAGCGAACACAGAACTAAAGCCAAGAAGATAGCAGACATTTTTTCAGATGAAAGGACAAATGTAATTGACCTAGCACATCAGACAGCAAATCTGCTTACACCCAATTCGGAAGTGCGTTTGCACAACTGGTTGAGGTGGCACTACAAAATGACAGAGGGCTACAAGGCGGAAGTGCCTGAACCAATTCAACTTGACAACCTAGATGAAAACTGATAAGGTATTACTATGACAAATGATGAACTACTACTTAAACTAATTGAACGTATCAAAAAGCAAATTCAAGGGCTTGACGAGGAATTTGAAGCAGAAGAAAAAGAGCAGGGTTTTGATAGAGATGCATTTGATAGAGGTTATCTAATGGGTATGAAATCTGTCCTGCTCACAGTTGAGTTTGCTCAAGACGGTTCAATTCCAATAGAATAATCTAACATGCTCTGGGGGCTTGACAAAGCTTCCAGAGTGTGCCGATAATATCATATAAAATAAAATATGTCAAGTATTACGAACCAATATAAAAAATCACGGGAATATGGGGGATATTTAAATATATTTGACAAACCCTAGCTATATATGCTATGATAGTATTCCCTATAAGTATATAGTATCAATTGATATCCCGCCGACAAATAGTTATCTTAAAATAAATAAAGGATTACGAACATATGAAAATAATCACTGGAATATATGACAAGTTTGTTTGTTTTATATTTGGACACCTGGAGGGTGTGCAATCATCATGTCCATTTACCCTATATACATATACATACTGTATCAGATGTAATGAAATCTATAAGTATATCCCCTCCGATTATGCAGCTAAATAAAATGAATAAATATCTCCTGATTTTAGGTAAGTTTGCTGCAATATTTGTATACTTTCTATACAGTTTGATCATGTTTATACCAGTTTTAACATACATTATTTGTAGGAAATATACAAAAAGTATTACGAACGAACCAAAAAAATCACTGGAAATTATGGCATATAAGAGATAAGATAAGATAGGCATACATGCCTTTGTAGGATATATACATTACGATGCCATCTTTGAATATGCATTCTTACACATATAAATCTCAATATATGAGACATAAGTGTTTAACTAATTTGTTATAGGTAAGATATGGAGTAAAGTGGAGCAAAATGGGGGGACATAACCCTATATAATGTTCATATGATTGAATGTAAAACATGTCCTTTAAAGTATTTAACATCAGGACAACTAGCTACTATCCTTGACAATCGCTAAAGTATCTGGTATTATTATGTATGTGAAGAAATACCTCATTGTTCTTGTATTATGGTTATGTGTATCCTTATTGACTATATACTTATCAAAGCATTTCTCTTCACAAACCCCCGAAAATTTAGAATGGACTATGTATGCAGACAAATAATGTTATCCCTTTAGTAAAGCAAGCTATGATTGATCATGAAAAGGATCTTGGTCCATTTGCTGATGATAAAGAATATGAACAATGGTTTGTTAAGTACTATCTACATTTCTCTACTATAATTTCTAATCACCCCACCTCTGCTAAGAAGAAGCAGTCTAAGTCTATTTGGTCCCCCGATAATCTGAAATGGATGCCTAAATAATGTGTTCTAATTGTGATACAAGTATTGTAAATGATGTTATGTTGGCATTGGATCCAATCTTTGAAGAGTTTGGTAAGCAAGAGGTTTTAGATATTATCCATGACTACTATCACAATCGTCATAGGGATGCCTAATGACATGTATTGTAGGTATTGCACATGAGGGTAAAGTAGTACTATCTTCTGATCGTGGTCTATCAGATGACGATCTAATCACTGCTATGTCTAACCCTAAGATTAAGCTAAACGATAGGTATCTAATTGGATACGCAGACTCTGTTGGTACTGGACAATTGCTTCATTGGATTACTCTGCCTACCCCACCCAGAAATAATCTGGAGAAGTTTATGCGTACTACCTTTGTAGGATCTGTACGAAAACAACTAAATGATTCTGGTGTAGACCTAAAAGAAAATGCCCATGCTTCCTTTCTAATTGGAGTATCTGGGGAGTTGTTTTATGTGGATACCACAGACTGGCAAGTAACTAAGGTAGAGTATATGGCTATTGGATCAGGTGCTTCAATTGCTATGGGTTCTCTCTACACCACCCAAACCTGGAAGTCTGCAGAAAAGAGAGCATATACAGCAGTGTCTGCTGCTATCGAGCTCTCACCTTCTTGCATGGGTCCAGTAGACACATTAAGTATCTAGCATGTTTCATGCTGGGTTTGTTCTTACTCACCGCCGAATTTCGCCGTTAATTATAAAAGAAAAGGTATACTGTTAAACATGGTTAATATATTAGGATTACATTTTGGACACGATGGTTCAGCGTGTATCGTTAGGGATGGTAGGCTGGTTTCTGCTATTAGTACCGAAAGACTTACTGGAAGAAAGAAACAAGGTGGAGTAGTAAAAGCTACTATTGACTATGTTCTTAAAGCTGCAAACATAGACTATGAAGACATTGATATGATTGCTCTGGCAGACTACATAATTCAAAACAACAATGATGTTTTAAGTCTATTTGATGACTATGGTCAAAAGCTAACGCTTTGTAGTCAAGTTGTTTTTGGAAATGACACCTTAAATTTAACTGGAGTTCTAAATGGAAGAAAGATTCCAGTAACAGTTTTACCACACCAGACATGCCATGCTTCTTCTGCTTTTTTTACCAGCAATATGGATGAGTCTGTAATTTTTACAATGGATGGCTGTGGTGGCAATCCTAAATCTAGTAGTCTTATTGCTGTTGGAAAAGGAAACAAACTTAATTACCTAAGGTCTGGAAACTTAATGGTAGGAGTAACATATGGCAGTTTTACCAGCCTATTAGGTCTTGGACCATCTGTATATAAAGCTGGAAGCACTATGGGTCTTGCTTCTTATGGAACACCAATTAAAAAAGTTTTAGATAACGAAGATGAATTTATTGATCGTTTATTTTACAAAAACTATAATTATAATGATGGATATTTATTTTCAGACATATTTGAAAAAGATGAAAGAATTCCTGAAACCCCTAGAATGGTTGAAACTCCAAATGGGTTGTATTACACAGATGATGTTGAATACCCGTCTGTAAAACCATATAATACTGTTTCTGGAATGAACACTGCTGCCACAATTCAATACCTTTTTGAAAAATCTATTATGAAAGTAATTGAGGATGACATAAAAGTTTCCGAAGATACAAAAAATATTAGAAACCTATGTCTTGCTGGTGGATCATTTTTAAATTGCAATGCTAATTCTAAAATTAAGAATAGTGGACATTTTGACAATGTTCACTTGTTTCCAGCAGCAGGTGATGATGGAATCTGTGTTGGTGCAGCACTATATGTTGCACACCATATATTAGACTATCCAAGAGAAGAATACACTTTTTCAGACTTAGCCTACATGGGAAGTGAAAGCGTTGAACTAAAAGAAGAAGAATATAAATATCTTGCAGAACAAATTGCAAATGGTAAAATTGTTGCTTGGTGTTCTGGTCAATCAGAATACGGTCCAAGAGCACTGGGTCATAGAAGCATCCTAGCTGACCCAAGAGATTTTCATAAAAGAGAAATAATTAATTTCTTGGTTAAAGATAGAGAATGGTTTAGACCTTTTGCCCCAGTAGTGCTTGAAGAAGAAGCACCTAATTGGTTTGAGCCTGGAGATCCTAGCAAGTATATGCTGTTCACGCAAAAGGTTTTGCATCCTGAAAAAATTCCTGCTGTAACACATTTTGATGGAACTGCAAGAATACAAACAATTAATGAAAAAGATAATCCGCCATATTATAAATTAATTAAAGAATTTTTTAAGATAACTGGAGTGCCAGCTTTAATAAATACTAGTTTTAATGCCAATGGAGAGCCAATCATTGAGACGAGGCAAAAGGCAATAAATGAACTACACTCTAATACAGCAATAGATATATTAGTTTTTAACGGAGAAATAATTACTAGATAGCTTTTCTTTTAGCAATTAATACATCAAAGTCTTTTTTCTTTGTACCGCCATCATAGGTCCAAGCGTATCCTTCTTTAATCATTGTTTCATTTACGGATAACTTTTCTCCATCTACATATAGCCAACCAAGAATGCGACCATACTTTTCTGAGCTATCTGGAAGCTCTGTTTTAATTACAACCACCTTAGCATCCTTTAGCCTATTCTTAAGGTATTCTTTAACTTCTAAGCCAAGAGCCTTTTCTTTAAGATCTTTTGTTCTAGATTCAGGGGTATCAATGCCCGCTAATCTTACCCTCTGTGTATACGAAACATTAAAGCCAAGATCAATATCAACATCAATAGTGTCACCATCAATCACCGCCAATACTTTTTTTACACGATACTCGTACATTACTTTAACCCACTAAATGGTGTGTCTGACCAGAAACTTTTCTTAACTTCTTCTTTTCCATAAGACTTGTTTTCTCTTTGTCTTTGTATGCTAGCCCACTTAGCTTTAGACCATGAGTATCCTGCGTCTCCACCCCAAAGATCCCAAGCAACTCTGCCTGGAGATGGGTATCCTTCTTCACCTGCACTAAATCCAGTAGCTTTTTTATCTACTTCGTGACGAGAAAAGAATGAGTACATGCGAGCAACTGTAGACTCTGAAAGCTCTGTACCGTTTACAATTTGATTTGCTCTAGCAAGACCAACTCTTGTGCCACCACGCTTGCCTTCTTTTTTCCAAGCTAACGCTCTTGCAGCAGCAGACTTCATTCCAGATGTTGGTTTTAAATCTAAGTTAGCAGCTTTCATCATGTCATCCATATTATCGTTGAGATTATCTTCATCGCCCATCTGACCAGACATATCTACATATCCATCAGGAATAACTGCAAACCTGCACTTACCGTCAGGCTCTACATCAAATGCAATTACTTCGCAGACATTACCACCTGCATACAAG